AAAGAAACTATTGAAGAAATGAGAAAGCCTGAAAACATTGAGAAAATGACAAAAGATATTCATAGTGTAGTGAAAGAATTTGTCAGCATAAAAGAAAATTTGAAACATAAAGAAGGTGAGTAAATGAGTATCTTTAAAAACAAAGACAAGCCTACTACAAACGAAGCTACAACGATATATAAGCAATTTGAAAGCGTAAGAACCTACAAGCACTCAATGGGATTTGAGAAGGACTGGAAGAAGTATATAGACTTTGTAGAGGATAGACAATGGGCTTATACAGAATTAAACAAGAATATGCCTAAACCTCAACACAATATCATTAAGTTTACTAAAAAGGCTAAAACTTCGGCTGTTCTTTCAGACACTATCAAGATGGTATTCGCACCAGTAGAAACGGTCGACAGTGAAGATATTGCGAATGAAGCTGCTGATATGTTAAACGATGCTACGGATCAAACACTAGAGGAAATAGACCAGGCTAAGTTAGATGCAGAGGTAATAAGTGATGCCTTTACACTAGGAACAGGCTTTTCACACTATTTCTTTGATAATAATTTAGTAGGTGGGTACAAAACCAAGTACAAAGGTTCTATGAGTGGTGAAACTATTGACCTTATGAACATATTTCCTGGTAATCCACAACAAAAGAATAAAGATAAACAGCCATTTTGGATAATAACCTATAGAGATTTAATAGAAACCATTAAAAAGATTGCTAAAGATAATGAAGTTGGCGAAGTTTTAATTGAACAGATCGTAGCTGATAAAGATACACAGCAAGAACAGTATGATGCTTCTAAATTTGAAGTATTAGGGGAAGAAAAGGCAACGGTTTACGTTAAATATTGGAGAGATATTACAGACAATAAGATTTATTTTTGCAAGGCTACTAAAAATGTATTGTTCGAACCTAAAACAGAGTTATGGGATTATCAAGGTACAGACGTTGAACCTTATCCTATAGCTTATTTTAATTGGGAAGATCGTAAAAAATCTATATTCGGCATTGGTGAAGTTGAGGGTATGGTTTATAACCAAAAGGCTATTAACTTTATATCAGCTATGCAAATATTGAATGTTCAAAACACTGGCTGGTCAAAATACATCGTTAAAAATGATGCACTCCAACAGAAAATACAAAATGTACCTGGTGAAGTAATAAAAGATGTATCAGGAGTAGCTGGAGATAATATAAAAGCTATGCAACCAGCACAAATGTCAGGACAAGGCTTTCAAGTACTAGATAATATCATTACTAACACTAGAATATTTAATGGAGTTAGTGAGAGTATTACCGGTGAATCCATGGGCGCTAATATGGCTGCAAGCGCAATCATGGCTTTGCAAAATCAAGCAAAAGTTCCTTTAGATGCTGTTAGGAAGAAGTTTTATAGATACCGTAAAGATGTAGGCAGAATAATGGAGTTTTTCTTTAAATGCAAATATAACCTACCAAGGACTATTAAAACTAAAAATGAGCAAGGTGATGAAGCTACAACACAATTTCTAGGTACTAAGTACAAAGATGTTCCTTTAGCCATGAAAATTGATATAGGAACAGGAAGTAATTACAGTGAATCCTTGCAAATGAACTCTATTGACTATATGGCTGGTAAAGGTTGGATTAATAAGTGGGAGTATGCAAAATTTGTCCCTGGTAACGCTATACCTAAAGAATTAAAAGATAGTTATAGTAAGCAATACGACCAAATGAAAGACCTAGTAGCACAACAACAGAGTGCATTTTTATACAAGGATATGCCTAATATTAGAATTAACTACAGTGACCTTGCACAAGATGCTAAATTGCAAGTATTGGAACAAATGGGCATAAAAAGCCAAGGCGGTTTATCAGATGAAATGGGAATTGACCAAGCTAAGAATCAAGCTGATTTCCAACTAGCACAACAGAAACATCAAGCTGATATTCAAATAAAGTCACAACCTACACCAGACAAGATGATGTCTATTCAACATGAATTACATCAAGAGAATAATCCTAGCTTAATAACTAAAGCTGAACAAGCTATGCAGAAGCAAAACGGAACAGTACAACAACATGAACAAACTATTGCACAGTTAAAGCAACAAATAGCACAAATGCAACAAAATCAAGGAGGAATGTAAAAATGGATTTATGTCCTATTTGCCTAGGATTATTAAAAACTAAAGAAGGAGCTTACTCTAGTGAACTTGGTACGAATAAAGTTATTTTTACACAACTAAAAGCTTGCGATAACAAACAATGTAGTAATTGTGATGTAGTAATTGACACCGTAAAACATGAAATGAATTAGTGAAAGAAGGTGAAATATAATGGCAAAAACAGTAAAAGCAACAGTTAAAAAAGGTGTAGTTAAACCAGTTAGTAAAATGCCTATGGCAAAACCAATGCCTATGAAAGGTATAAAGAAAGGGTGTTAATATGATAAATTGTGAAAAATGTAAAAGTAAAACAATATGCAAATTTAGGGAATATGCTGATGAAACAAATTCAGCGATTAGGGATATAAAGGTCATGCAAAATTCACCTTTTGTAGTAAACGCAGGATGTAATATGTTTAGTGAAGTTAAATATCCTATAGGTGAAAGCTTCAATAACAGTAGCCAACCAGGAATGTTACCAACATTATATAGATAATCAAGCACTTATTTAATTGATAGGTGCTTTTCTTATGTCCAAATATCTCGAGCCACGAGTAAAAAGGCGAAAGGAATTGAATTAAATGGAAAATGAAAATTTAAACTCTAGCGAGAGTGCGAGTGAGGTCGTATCCACTCAACCAATAGAAACTACTGAACAGCCTGTAAATGCAGGGACCGAAGAAGTCACAACTTCACCAGTAGCAGAAAAACCTCAACAAAGTCCCGAGCAAAATGCTATTTACGCAGATATGCGCAGGAAGATTCAAGCAGAGGACAAGGAACAGGCACAAAAGGATATAGACCAAGAATATGCCGATATGTTTGGGAAAAGCAATGGTATTTTTACTAAAGCTGATTACCATAAGGCGATCAAAGAACAAAACCAACGAGCCGAAGCCGAAAAGCAAGGTATCGACCCAGCATTTTATAAGCGTTTCAACGATATGGAGGAAGAAAACAAGGCTACTAAGGCTACTACAGCCGAGTATGAAAGAAAACTGAAACTTATTGATGAACATGACAGCTTAAACAAAGACGAGACCTTTTCAGAATATTACAAAGAACATGAAAAAGAAATACAAGACAATGCAAATAATTGGAGAGTTGACCTCACTACAGCCATGATGATGTCAATAAAAGACAACTTCAAGGCTATAAAAGAGGGTACTACAAAGAAAGTTCAACAGGAAACTATAAATAACATTATTAAAAATGGTAAAGCATCCCCAGGCAGTATTGCAAGTACACAGAATCCAGCAAGTGACAGCATAGCAGATATGTCTAGCGCAGATTTTAAAGTATGGACCGAGAAAGCCATGAGGGGTGAATTAAAACACAAGGAGTGATTTATAAATGGCAACTAATCAAACTTTAGGAACCTTAGCCCAAGAAAATAAGATAGCATACGATAGGGTATTACTAGAGAGGTTACTACCTTATTTAACATATTTAAAGTACGGACAAAAGAAACCTTTCAATAAAAATGAGGGTGACACAATCAATTTTAGAAGGTTCAATTCACTTGCGGTAGCACTTACACCACTTACAGAGGGTGTTGTTCCGGGAGGCAATACACTATCTATTACAGCAATAACAGCTACGGTACAACAGTATGGTGACTTTATTTCTGTTACTGATAAGTTAGATATGTTAGGAATTGACCCTATAATCACAGAGACCTCTGTTTCTCTAGGTGAGCAAGCTGGTAACACGTTAGATCAGATCACTAGGGATATAATTGTTGCGGGAACTACTGTGCAATATGCTAACGGAAAAGCTTCAAGAGTATTGACAGCACAGACAGATGTTGTTAATGCTACAGAAATTAAGAAAGCCGTAAGAACTCTAAGAAGAAACAACGCACAACCTATTGAGGGTAAATATTTCATAGGAATAGTTGGACCTGATGTAGAATATGACATAATTTCAGATACTCTTTGGCAAGATGTGTCCAAGTATTCAGCAGCTGAACAAATCTTTGACGGAGAAATAGGAAAACTTTACGGTGTTAAGTTTGTAAGAACTTCTAACGCTAAGAAATTCGCAGGAGCCGGCGCAGCTGGTGCTGATATTTTTGCAACAATGATATTAGCAGCTAATGCATACGGTATTGTAGATGTTGGTGGTGGAAGTAAGCCACAAATTATAGTCAAAGAACATGGTTCAAGTGGTACAGCAGACCCATTAAATCAGATTGCTACGATCGGATGGAAAGCTATGATGACAGCAGTACGCTTACAGGAATTGGCAATGGTAAGAATTGAGAGTTCAGCTACACTTTAGCCTATAGCTTGAAGTAAACAAACTATTGACACCTCTTGTAATTAATTTTACAAGGGGTGTTTATTTTATTATTAGGAGGTATTCGAATTGATTATTAAAGAAAAAGACGGTAATAAATCAGTAACAATTATGGTAAATGGTATTGAAACTGACTATAAATTCGATACAGAATATGAACTTGACGAAAGTACGGTACAAATATTAACAGATGCAGGCTATGAACTAGAAGTAATTAAGAAAGAAGAGGTAATTTAATATGGCAGATTTAGAAAAGAAAGTAGCTCCTTTAGTTAGCGATGGAGAATTTGACAAAATGGCAAAAGGAATGAAAACAGAACTTGACAAGCAGGACAAAGTTTCCGTAAGAATACCAGTTGATAAAATGAACCCTAAAGACTTAGTTGTGCCAGTTTGTATTAATGGCTATATTTATCAGATTGAAAGAGGGAAATCCGTACCAGTACCTAGCGAAGTAGCTAGAATATTAGAAGATGCAGGATATTTAGGATAGGAGGGTAATTTATGTTTACCTTAGGTGATTGCAAAGACATGGTTTTAAGCCTTATAGACGAATATTCAGTTGATGGAGTTATTATTGGGGCTAGTGATAACGCAGATTATTTAAATCGTGTTGCAAGATTTTCAAACAAAGTACAAATAGAAATAGCTAAAATAATGAAAATTCCTGCTACCTATAAAATAACACAAAATCATATAATCAATCAATTAGGAAATATATTTGGCTTTGATTTAATCCAGTATGTTCCTAAATTATATCCTAGTGGCTATGTTTTAAGTGGCACAGGAAGTCTAGCCTACTACTTTGAAGTAGATAACTTAGCAACCATAACATTCAAAGAAAATGGAGTAGCATTTAAGACTATAAACAACACTGTTAAAGGTGAATTTACAGCCTATAAGGGCAATTTAACTATAGGCAACATTAATTCTACTATAACAATGGAGTTTACTGGACTATATGTGTACAACATAAGAAACACAGCTTTATGGGACGTACCATTCCCTTTAGATAGTGATGTACCTATTTATAAACCTTATGTATTCTATGATATGCCAGTAGGCTTTATGGACCTAGACAAAATCATATTTGAGGGTAACGAAAGAGTTTATAGAGAAACACAGGCTTATTTTTGGGAGAACAGACAAAGATTAAGACTTGGATATTATGAAAGTGGTTCTTTTGATGTTCATTACTGGAAATATCCAACTAAAATAGATTCAACAACACTAGATAGCTATGTTTTTGAAGTTTATGAAGAAGCTGCACAATTAATACCTTTTAAAGTAGCTTCACTGATTATTCAGCCAGAAAAAGCAGATATTTCAGCAAGGCTATTGCAGATTTATGAAACTGATTTATCAAGAATTATTAACAAACAGGTTCAGGAACCTCAACAAGTTCAATCCGTTTATACGGTTTAGGAGGGTGAAAAATGAAAACAATGAATATTTCAACTCCTGCAAGTCAAAAGAAAAACTCTTTAAAAATAACTAAATTTAGAGGAATAAATAAACAAACTGATGCAACATTAATTGACGATAACAGTGCAAGTGACATGCTTAATATGCAATTAGATAGCGTTGGTACTCCACAAAGATTCTTAGGCTATACACGTGCTATACCAACAGAATTAGGAGTTAATAAACCTTGTTATGGTTTATTTTGGAATCCTACAATAAATAAGTTTGTATTATCAACAAACGGAAATCTTTATACTTTTGCAGATGGTGTCGCACCTACTCTTTTATATGGTGGGGTAGCCTTATCAGGTATGAAGTCTTTTTTTATGAACAATACTCAATACTTTCAAGACGGTACTAATTTCTTGCAATTTGATGGTACTGCAGTGACTACAGTAGAGAGTAATGCTTATATACCTACTCTTACTATGGGTAGAGGTCCAACAGGCGGAGGTACAAGCTACGAAGCCTTTAACCTATTGCAACCTAAGTTTAAAGATAGCTTTAGCACAACAACAGCAGTAGCCTATACATTATCTTTAAGCAACTTAGATGCAACCCTAGTTACTGCCTTATATAATGGTGTAGCAAAAGTAGAGACTACAGATTTCACAGTAAATAGAACAACAGGAGTTGTCACTTTATTAGTAGCACCAACAGCAGGAACAAACAACCTAGTTGTCACAGCTTCAAAAACAATAACTGGAAATGCTAACAAGATTAAAAATTGTAGCTTCTTTGTTGTTTTCGGTGGTAGCAACGATACTAGAGTATTTATGAGTGGAAACCCAAACTTTAAGAATTGGGACTTTAGAAGTGGATTATTAGACCCTTCATATTTCCCCGATACTGGATTTACAAAGATAGGTAGTGATGTAACAGCAATTAAAGGCTATGCAAAACAATATTCTAGTTGTGTAATTTTCAAAGAGGATTCTAACGAGGATTCAACAATTTACATGAGAACTTTTCAACTCAATACGGATGGAACAGTATTATTTCCAGTTGTCCAAGGTAATGCAGGAATAGGCATAAGTGCTACAAATTCTATTCAAAACATAGAGGATAGTCCATTGTTTCTAAGCAAAAAAGGTGTATATAGATATACTGGCGGTTCCGTTAAAGACGAACGGTCAATGAATAGAATGAGTGATTATTTAGAACCAAATATACTAAATGAAATTAATCCTCAATTAGCTACTTCATTCGATTATGATGGCAAATACGGAATATGTTTCCCTACTAGTGGTAATGTTTATGTATTTGATTATCGTAATAAATTTAATGATAATGGGATTACAAAATATGAAGGTTATATTTGGAATGGGATACACGCACAAAGCTTCCTAGAGGTCAATGGAACACTTTATTTTTGTGACAGTACAAAAGGGCTAGCTTATAAGTTAACCAAGCCTAGCGATGTATCACAGTACGCATATGATGGCATAGCCTATCAATCTTATTGGTATGGTAAAATATTTGGGTTTAATGCTGAAAACTACAAGAAATTAGTTGAAAGAGTTGACTTAACGCTTAGTCCAACAGGTTCACGCAACAGTTGTGAATTATGGATTAAGACCAATAAAAAAGAGGAAACTTTTATAAAAGAATATAGATTAGTA